TCCATGGCTGGAACTGGTTCCTACAAGTTTATCGACGTGACGAGAACGAGGTATTACTTGGAGGAGCTCATAATGTGGGATTTGGAATCTCTGATAGCTGATGTGCCTGTTCCGTTTACAAATGAGGGCATATTGACTGTCAAGTCCACCATAGAGAAGTCCTGCCAAAAGATGGTAGAGATGGGCGCCCTAAAGCAGCCCTTCACGCAGAATGGTGTTGCTACTAATGGGTTCGCTGTGGCTATGCCAGCCTACAATGATGTATCGTCTGCTGATAAGGCTGCGCGTATCCTGAAGAATATCTACGTGACTGTCTACCTAACCGGAAGGATCGAGTCGATCACGTTGAACCTAGCAATAAGCGTCTGAGGTGATATAAATGGCTGAAAGGTTAAATGTAGCAGGTGGGCCGCAGATATTCAACATAAAAATGGTGAAGTGCTCTGTCAATGGTAAGACGATGACTGGGGTGGGATCTGATGGTTTCGGTATATCGCCATCCGGTGATTCGTCTGTTATTGATGGACTTGTTGGTGAGGTGGGTTTCAATGTGGACACATCGTCCAGAGCCGAGGCCTCTCTTACCTTAAACGCATCTTCTCCTGAGAATGCCTATTTAAGGACTATAATCAAAGGCATGCAGGCAGGAACTCAATCCCCAGTGGAGTTTAAAATCGAGGTTATTGACTCCGAATATTTTAATGCGTTTGGGTTCTCGAAGCGCGGAATGAGGTTTGCTTGGATTCAGGGATTTCCTGAGTACAAGACCGACAAGAAGCAGGCACCAACGTATACCTACAAGTTTGTAGGCTATCAGTACTACGAGGAGACCGCCTAGTGTGGTCTCCATTTTTCTTTTTTTAATGTAAATAGGAGGGAAGTAATATGGACGAAGGGAAAACCCCAGTAGAAGCGGGATCGAACACCGATCCTCTTGAACAGTTGTATGCGAAGACGGAGTTGTTTACCTTTACGGTCTCCGGCATAACGTTCAAGGTAAGAGACTTAAGCACTGAGAATCTGTTTGATATAACGAAAAAGGCCACAGTCAATGGTGAGCTCTTGCAGAATGTATATGCAAGAGAAATAATGAGAACGTGTATAGTGGAGCCGAAAATTGACTTTGATAGAGAGATGAGAGGCATAGTTGTTGCACAGATAATCGGGGAGCTAGAAAATGTTCTCGGTTTGACGGAGTTGGCCCAAAAAAAGTTGAAGATGAGGTAGAGTCTGAATTTCAGCTTTACCTCATTGCCAAAGATTTCAACGTGCCTGGTGGTGTAGAAGCTATTAGAAAATGGCCATTTAGAAAGTATATAAGGTATTTGATAGCTTTAAAAAAGTACTATGAGATGCAGGCCGGTGAAATAGGCAGTCCTCGTACACATCAATATCATTTTAAGGAGATGGATTAATGGCGGAAGATGTTGGTGGCATGAATGCCACTGTAGGTGTTATCGTTAAGGGTGATGTTCAGGACATCATCGCCAAGACAAAGACTCTTGGAGATGCTCTTGGAGTTGCTTCAGAACAGGCATCTGGTACGAGGACAGTATTTCTTTATATGGCTTTCGGCTTAATGGCAGCCGGAGGTATGTTAGGTAGAATTGGACAGGCTTTTGGAAATGTAGCAAAGCATATGTCTTCTGCTTACGCAGAGGTGGAGTATCAGGCGGCTATAGTAGGTACAGTGTTGGGTTCTACTGCTAAGGAGACTGAGCAAGTCGCCAGTAAGATGATGGAGTTAAGTATTATAACTGGCTTCTCTTCTAAGCAGGTTGGAGAAGCTATGCAAGGCCTAGCAATGGCCGGCTTTAATTTCAACCAGGTTATGGGTGCGACTAAGCCTATATTGAACATGGCTAGAGTTGGCATGATGGATGTTGGAGATGCCGTTAATCTTGCTGTGGGTATATATAACGGCTTTGAAATGCAGGCTAAAGATACAAATACTGTAATGCAGACCTTCGCAATGATAACGGATGAGTTGGTCTATGCTGCCAATGAAAGTGTAATATCAATACAGGGGTTGGCTGAGTCTTTTAAGTTTGTTGCTGCTTCAGCGCAATTAGCGGGATGGTCTGTAGAAGAGACCATGACTGTTTTGATGACTGCTGGAGACAACATGATTAGGGCAGGAATAGCAGGTAGAAATTTAAGGATATCTTTACAGAAGTTACAACAGTTGGCTGCGGCAACTTCAGGGGAGTTGTTAACAGCTGCTGAGATTGTACAACAGTATGGTTTGGAAATAGTGACAGTTGATGGTAAGTTAAGAGGAATGGCTGATATAGTAGAGGAGTTACAAACTAAACTTGTGGGATTGACTGATGTTCAACGAAATACAGCTTTGTCGGCTATATTTGGAACTGAGGCATTAACCCTTTGGTCGGCGATGTTTAAAAAGAATGTAAAGGATTTAAGAGAAGAAGAGTTAGCACTTACGGCGGTGGGTGCTAAAGCCGCTCTGTTTAATCAGTTCGGTGGGGATACTGTATCTATTTTAACAGGATGGAGAGAACAAGTACAGGGTCATACTTTAGATTTAAATGATTTGGAGAATCAGTTACTAGGATTTGGTATAACAGTGGATGCAGTAGACAATATAATTAAGGTGATTACTTCTACGTCTGAGAACTGGACGTCAATTATTAGTCAGGCCTCTTCTGCCGAGAAGATAGCTACAGAGAGATTGTCCACATTAAAAGGAAGTATTGACGTAATGAGAGCATCTTGGGAGACGTTATATGCTTCATATGGTAAGAGCATGGCCCCCCTGTTTGAGGATTGGAATAGACTAATGACGGATGTTGCAAAACTCTTGTCGAAGTTGCCTGATGGAGTGAAGTTGTTTATAGGTATTTTAACATTGGCGATATATACTGTTACTACAATTATTGGTAAGTTGTTTACGTTTGTAGGTACATTGTTATTAGTTGCGGCTGCGCAGAAGGTTGTGAATCAGCAACAGATTATAATTAATGGAGAGATGGCCAAAACTATCGGATATCAGCAATTATTGTCTGAGGGTTGGTTAACTGTATCTGGTAGTATGGGTGTGGCAACAAAAACAGCATATGCCTTAGCTAGTGGGTTAGCTATAACCGCAGGGTATATATTTGCAATGACTTTTATAATTATTGAGATGGTGCATGCTTTTAGAACTGCAGATTATGTAATGGGTATTCTTTATTTTTCTATAATGGTTGTAGCATCTGCCTTATGGCTTATGTGGTTAAGAGCAAGGATATTAAGGGCAGAGCTTTATTTAAGTATTGGTGGGACGAAGTTATATACTTTAGCAATGGTGTTGTTAGGAAGGGCAAGTTTAACAACAGCTGGTAGGATATGGCTTATGAATATAGCAATAGGGGCGTCTGCAATAGCATTGATAGTATTTGCAATAGCTGCCGTTAAGTCTGGAGTGTGGTGGTTGCAGGTTTTGGTTATTGCCTTGGGTGTAGCTGCCGTTGCTATGTGGTATTTCAATGTAGCTTGTTGGGCGAATCCCTTGTTAGCAATTGCCGGTGTTATTGCAATGACTATAGGGGCCTTAGGGTTGTTAACTCAGCAGTTTGGAGAATCAGGTGATGCCTACCAGGATAGTGGTCATTCTCCCTTCTTATTGGATATTAAAGAAGATGCAGAAAGGGCTACAATGGCGGTTAACGAATTAGGAAAGGGAATGAGTAGCTTCAATGGAAAGATGAAGACTGGGGTATATAATTTTAGGAATATATCTCAACCCGCAAGTGGAAATAGGGTATTTTCACCGAGTGTACATGTAAATATTTCTGGAACGAATGTTAATGGAAATATGTCCGAGGAGAAGTTAGGAAGGGTTGTTAGCAAGGCCACTTCAGAAACTCTTCGGCAATTGAATAGTGATTTTGAGAGGTCGACTGCATGAACACAAGTATAATTATAGATGGTGCCAAATATAAAGGATGTGCTAGCATAGGATTTAGTGCTAGTGCGGATATGACGGACAGAACTTTAGAAAATGGTGACATAGCACAGGATCATATTAATAAGCAGCCTATAACTTTGAATCTCGATTTAACATTCTATTCAACGGTGTTTGATTCTGAGGATGTTGTTGGGAGTAGTCATAAGGCTAGTGGAGAGGCTATAAATTCCGGGAAGTTTAATAGGTTGGACCAGTATCTGTATATTATGGATTTGTGGGATAATAAGATGATGTTTGATGTCGAATGTGATTTGGGATATTTTGAGAGTATGGTTGTAACTTCTATTAAAGTGACAGAGAACAATAAGTCATCGTCTTCTTTTGAGGCTGCAGTTGAACTGAAGGAGTTTAATATAGTTGAATTTGAGGCTGCTGTATTTCAGTATATAACTGATGCTGATGGAAAGTTGGTTGGTGTAGCACCATTAGGCGTTTATGATAAGGTGACACTTAAGAAGCCGCCAAAAGCATCTGAGAATAAAGACTGGATGGAACAAGCCCATGACTGGGCGGCAGGGTGGAAGGAGGACCATATAGATCCCTATTGGCAGTTTGGAAAGGTATGGAATTGGATGTTTGGGTGATTACATGGTTGAGACACTTTTCGTTTATAATTTACCAATTGACTTTGAT